ACCCGCCACAGCGCCCGCCGACACCACGGTTGCCGTAATGGGATCGGTTGTCTTGTACGCCTTGTAAACCTGCGGGATAGAAAGAGGAAACATGGTGCCTGCGGCAATCGCAAGCCTGGATTTCATTCTCTCGTTATAGTCTCTGCCCGTCAAGAACTGAACCACCGTAGACAATGCCGGATGAAGTTTGCTTCCAACGAAGTCTGCAGCCACATCCACCCATCCCTTACCATAAGGTATCGTGCTCTTTTTGTCTGGAGTGGTAAGCCATCCATTCCAATCAATGATATCAATAATTTCGTTATCAACCTTTTTCTTGCCAGTGAGTGTTCTGGCTAAAAACACGATCATCGGTTTCCACGTCGCAAGCGGGTTGAAGTCGTATTTGTTGAGCAACTTCATGGCTCCGAATTTAGAAGAGGTCGGATTCCATTCAACTTCGTCATCGCTGAACAGAGAATATATCCCATACATGGTAAGCGCCGCGCCAATGGCCCTTGCGTATTCTTTTGCGAATGCGATTTTTGCTTCATTGGTTTTGGGTCGGAGTGCCGGACGGAACAGAGACGTATTAAACACGGCCATGGTGAACCGCGGGGCACCAAACACCAACGCCGCTCCTTCGGCATGTGGCAACGCGCTGCGCCCTGTTAGTGCGTTGACACCCCAGCCTATGTCTTCAAGAAACCTGATATCAGTAGGCGTGAGATTCTTGGGGTTTGCCAATATCTTTCTGCCTGTTTCGGTGCTTGCCAACAAGAGGTCGGCATACTCACCGCGAATGATGTTAGCCGCCGTGGCAAAAGACTGGCCAGATGATTGGATTAGCTTGTCCAAGCCGGGGATAAACGTCTTGATCTTCAATTTGAAAGAATCTTCGGCCGAGGAATACTTGCCGTCTCCGTCTCCCTTGTTAAATTCAAGTTTCATCCTCTTGTAAAGGCCGTTTTTGTAGTTCTCCTTTTCAACGAACTGCTGCGCGTAAATCGCGCTGTTCTCCTGCTTAAAGGCCTTAAAAGAAGGCACCACGGCCTTGCTCCACAATTTAGGATGCGAGGCCAGGAAGAACGCGCCCTGTTTAAGCAGAAACGAAACGTCACCGGAGAATTTAACGTTGCGGATTAAGTTCCAACCTGCCCCAAAACGTTCGAGATTTTGTTGCGCTTTCGTAAGGCTCTCCCATCGCGCCTTCTCCATCTTTTGATTGCGCTCCTGCAAAACCAACGCATGATCGGCCATTGCCTTCATCGCCATGGGGTCGCCGGAAATGTCGATGTCCTTCTTTTCACGCGGGGCAAAGTTGTTCGTGTCGATCTGCTTTTGCAGCGCCTTCATGGACCGTTCGAGGGCCTTGCGCTTGTTGTCAATGGCGATCTGTTCGGGCGTGCGCTTCGGGAAGGCAATCTCCTTCAGGGCTTCAACTTCGGCCTTGGCTGCATCGCGGCTGGCCCGGATGGAGTCAAGCCGTTCGCTCATGGGCAGGGGCTTGGCCTCCTTCTTGCCACGGAACTTGCCTGACTTTGCATCCTTCAAGCGCGTGTTCCAGTCGTCGAGACTGCGCTCAGCCGCCTTAATAGCGATCCCGAGACGCTGCTCGTCACTCATGGGCTTCTTGGGAAACATATTGTCGTATTGAGCCCGTAGCGCGTCCCGGCGAGCCTCTAAATCCTTGGCCTGCTGGTCGTATTCTATCGTCTTGGAAGACTTCACCATTGCCTTACCCTCGGCAAGGGCCTTCTCCAAGTCCACGATAGCGTTTTCGAGGCGCGTCTTGGTGGCGCTAAGTGCGCTGGCCATCTGGGTTGTCGGATCGACAGGGGAGATCCCCAGTTCGCGCATAAGAGATCGAAGGTCGCGGCCAAGTTCGCGCTGGATCGGAGAGGGTTTATCCCGCTGGAGCCCGGATTTCGGCGGGGCCTCGCCGGTTTCCTTAACGTAGTCGATGGATGCTATCAACTGGTACTGCCGGCGCCAGTCGGCCATCTGTTTTTCGGCATCGGTGCGATTCATGGGGCGTGCCTTGCCCCACTGGCTGTACTCGTCGCGGACCTCCTCGATGGACATTTCCTTGTACTGATCGTTCACGATCTCATGGACGTTCTTCAGAGCCTCGGTGCTATCACGCACCCCGGCGTCGGCCTGCATGCGGAAGAGTTCTTTGATCGTCGGCATGTCGCCAGAGGGCTTACCGCTCTGGGGCTTCTCTCCGCCGCCTTCCTTCTTCTCGCCAACGGGGGCTTTTGCTCCCTCGACGTTAAGCATCTTGAATGCGGCCTTGAAAATGTCCTGCAAATCCTTGTCCGTGAGTTCTGCAAAACGCTCGCGCATCTTCTTTGACCATTCGGGGAAGTTCTTTGACCATTCGGCCATAGAGGCGCCACCCTTGGCGGAGAGGCGGATGATCTGCGCGGCTCCGTACTTGGTTATATCAAACAAAACCGTAGGGTCGCCAAGGGCGTTTGCCTTGCCGACACGCGCCTTGAAACCTGCAATCGCTTCGGCTTCCAGCCGGTCAGCCAGTGATAGCATTTTGCTGGAAAACTTCTTCTTCTGTGGCTCGGAAATGGCTTCAGTGACCATTCGGCCCCAGTCGGCCTCTAGCTTCAACTGGGATGACTCTGCCTCCTTTGCCGAAAGCTCCTTTTCGAGTCGTTCTTTCTCGACTTGCAGCTTGTCCGCCGTCTCCTTGTGCCGCTTGGCCAGGTCCTCTAGCTCGTTCAGTTCTTCTCGGGTCAACGGCCTCTTTTTGATCTCGCGCAACTTCTGCGCCATTCTGACGGGGTTCATGAACTCGTCCAACATGAGGCGCAATGCCGACAGGCCGCGACCCATGGCGGTCTTTGACTGGCCAATCCCCACGGCGGTTACTTCAAACAGTTCTTCGAGCTTGTCTTCCGCGATCTTTAGGCGAGCTTCGGCGGCGGCTTTCTCGGCGGCCGTCCCGTTGGCGACGCGACTGGTTTCCGCGGCTGCGGCGTTGCGTTCGTTCCAGCGGACGTTGTTTTCGACCGACAACGAAGCTACCTCGTAATCCTCCAGTGGCCGGCCGTCCCCCTTGATTTCGTCAATCAGCCGTTGCGCGTAGCCTGGATCTTCTTTTCGATTGGCCTCGGCATCAGCCACAAGTGCTTCAAAGGTGCGGGGTTCGTCCCGGACGGCTTCCGACAGGCCAAGGGCCTTGCGCTCGATCCGTTTGACGGACTCCCGTAGGCCAGAGGCGTCGCCGGCGGGCACCATGCCGCCGGAAGGCTGGAAGTCCCTGCTGCTATCAGCAGCGGCGGCGCCCATGCCCTCGATCTTGCCCCGGCCGGCGTCACGCTCCTGGATCTGGTATTCCTGTGTGGCAATGTCGTAGAGGGCGTCGCGTTCTTTGATGGAGGCGCCCCGCGACAGGTGCAGGCCGCTTAGGTCTTGACTGCCATCAATTTCAACGCGAACGCCGTCCTGCAGAACGGTTTTGTCAACGGAGCCTTTTTCCGTCCATTCGCGGGAAATCACCTTGTACCACTCTGCGGGTTTTCCCTCGATTGATCCGTGAAACAGGTCTCCCGGCTTCATGGTTCCGCCGACCACGGGCAGGGGCTTCTTCTTCTGCACCTGCAATTCCTTCGTGGCCTGCATGTCGTTGTACGCCTTTTCGGGCGACTCGACCTTTTTGCCGTGAAGGGCCGCGTTCATCTGGTCAATGGTCTCGATCTCGGGATGGCCAGCGTCTTGAACCTGCTTCAACATTCCGTCCGGGGTATCTCCCCTGCCCCGATAACGTAACGGAGCGCCGGCGTAATGCTCTGGAAGGTGCGGGATCTTCTTGCCTTTCTTGCCGATTGTCGGCTTGTACGGGCGGATGCCGCCTGCGGCTTGCACAATGGCGCCGATGGGGTTGGTCTCCGCGTTGACTTCCTGCACGCCGCCGCGCTTGCCCTTCTTCTTGGCGCCCATAGGACGGGAAGTCGGGTTTGCTTCCACGGGCAGTTTCGGGCGTACGCCTTCGGCATTGGTCTTCAATTCTCCTTGTCGGCCTTCGTACGCCTTTTGCGCTGCTTCTGGAGACATGCCGGCTTCCACAAACCAAGCAACCTGTTCTTCCTTCGGTGCGTCCTTCGGGGGCATGCCGTTTTTCGGCCTGGCCATCGGCTCCTGGTCGAACAGTTTTCCTTGCGCAGCTTCCTTGTCCTTCGCGGCCTTGCGAGCTTTGGCGGCAACGTCGGCGGAGGATTCGGGCGCTGCCTCAACCTTCTGGCCGGCCAGGTTGAACGGCGGGGCAAAGAGTTCGTCGGCGGGCTTGGCGGCAGGCGTCGGCGCGGTCTCCGGGGTGGCGGGCGCTGTGGCAGAAACTTTCTTGGTTAGGGTTCTGCTTCCGTCTGCGTTACGAGTCTCCTCAAAATCCTTCAATCTTCTCAAACTGTTTAATAGGCCAAGCCCCCGGTTGTGAGCCGCGGTTGCCCTATATTCAGATGGAACATCCGACAAATCTAACGGATTGATGGTAATTTTCTGAACATGATCTACCCATTTAACTGGCACGTCGTCCGAAGCGTGAGCAAAGAATTCTCCCTCGTTTTGGTCATATAGAAACTCCCAGACAGGTTTGCTTGTGTTAGGCGTCCCTTTGATTCCTTCCGCATTAAACTCGACTACGACATTTGCACCCTTTGTCTGTGACAAGGCGAGATGTGGAACGTTAGACATCATCAAAGTCCTACGTTCTACAGCAGCGTTTCTTGATAGGATTTGTTCTAGCTCCTTCTGCGACATCTCCCGGTACATCACAGGCCCATATGCGGCCAAGGGCTTGCTAATAAAGTGGGAAGGGTTTTTGGGTTTCGGCGGGAACGTGGCAGCAGACGGTTCTGCTTTGCCCCCCTGCGCGGGCTCCGGGGCCTTCACCGGCTCCGCAACCGGCTCGACCGGCGGCACTACCACTCGGGTAGGCTTCTTGCCCTTGTTCTTGACGACAGGGACCGGCGCCGCTCCTGTCCCTGCATCCGGGGCAACGGGGCTCGAAGCCTTTTCCGCACTAGCCACGACAGGCACGGTTGCGGCACCGGAAGGCGTTTCGGGGACTGGCGTACGGTCAGCCCACTCATTCATGCGCTGCATCGCCAAGTCGGCCGGCGACTGCACCGGCTTGCCGGTTTCGCCCCAGCCAAGGCCCTTGACCGTCGCGGCGATCCGGGCGCGTTCCTCGGCGGACACCCTTGGCAGGCCAGCTCTCTCGAACTGTGACCGGCTGGGGGCCTCCAGGAGGGCCAGACCGCGGGCTGCGTCGGGGTTTGCCGCCGCCCACTGACTAACACCCTCCCCGGTAGAAAGTCGGCTGACGGCCTCACGGTGGGCCTTTTCCTTGGCAATAGCGTCCTGTACCGATCCGGCGTGCGCAGGCGGATTGTTGGGGGACGGCCGCAACGGCATCCTGCCAAGGGATGTCGCCAAGTTCATCAGGGCGAAGGCCGGAATGCTTCCGCCGCCTTCCTTGGCGATCTCGCTAAGGTCGAACTCCTTGCCGCGTACGGCATGATCGTAAACGGCTGACGTAAGGGCCAGTACGGCGGCGTCGGAGGGGGCCTTCCAGCCAACGGCGCCAAACACCGACCTTGCGGCAGGGATGAAGGAGATAGGGGCGAAGACGGCCCCGCCCTTGACCATTTCCGCAGCCATGGCGCCCAACGTGGCGTCGGGGTTGCCTTCCGCCATCTGGCCGGCCACACCGGCGCCGCTCATGGCAGCACCCGTGATAGCATTCTGAGCCACGGCGCGGCCAAGCGTGGCCGTTCCGGGAAGGGCCGCGGCGCCGACTCCCATCAGGGGGACTTGACCAACCATGTTGGCGATCTGCGCGGTTGCCGGGTTGTACTTCTGGCCGCGAGCTTCACGCGCAACAAGCTCGTCTGCCGGCCCCTTGTCTAGCAGCGCCTCGCGTCCCTTGCGGACGGCAAACTTGGACACGCCGTAGGCGGTAATCGCGGCCAAGGCCGACCCGATGCCGGTAACAGCACCGCCAACGATTGGCCCACCGAAGAAGGAGGGGGATAGCGCCTTGGCGGCAACTGTGCCCGCGGCCAGGGCGGCGGTGGACGGGCCAAATTCGTTCAGCACCGCGCTACCGGCGGTCTCAGTCACGCTCGGTACGCTGGTGTCCCCTTCAGGCTTTGGCAGGCTGCTGATAGCAGCGTCAAGAAATGCCTTATTCGAGTACTCCGGCTCGGGCGCCGGCCTGGCGGGAGGGAGCGAGGCCAGGGCAGCGTCAAGAAAATCTGAGTTCTCGGACATGATTGATTTCCCTTACAGGTCTGTGACGCCAAACTCTTTTTCCATGCGCTTCTTCACTTCGGCACGCTTCTTGGCGGCGGGCCATAGGGGGTAGTCCGCATGAACCGCGGCGAGGGTGGCGAGCATCCGTTCCTGATTCCTGGCCTGATCGGCGTTCTTCGGCACCAGGGCGCTAACAATCTTGGCCTGCTCTGGCGGCAGCGTGGCGATGATCTTGGCCGTCTGGTCTTCGATTACGGCAAGATCCGGCTGGCCGGCGGGGGACGCCCCCGGCAACCCAACGCCCGGTATCCCTGCCATGCCCTTGGTGTCAAGCTGGTCGTCTTGGGGGGTGGCGAGCGCCGCGTTCAAGGGAGCGTTGGGGTCGGCTAGCGCTTCCTTGCCAAGCGCCTTGGCGCGTAACTTCTGGTGCAGGGCGAAGGCGTTGGTAACGTACGCCTCAATCTCTTCTGGTTTAGGCATAACGGTATCCGCGCCAACAGTTCTTGTCAACGCCGCTTGCGCCTGCTTGTAGAGCTCGGCGGTGTCCTTAATCGTCGGGGCAGCTTCCGTCTTGTAGAGAACCTTTTCTTGTCCCTTTTCATCCCGCGTCATCACCACGGCGCCATCATCGGATGTCCACGACTTTCCAATGCCACGGTCAGGCGGAAAGGCAGACGTTTTCGACATGCGGGGCAACGGCTTCATACCGGCTTGCTTGGCTATGATCTCCCGTCTTACATCAATAAGTTCATCAGGTGTAAATAGCCCGGAGGATTCGGCCTGCGCGCCGGCTTCGGCCAGCTTGTTGTACTCGGCCCGCTGCTGAGCGGAATAGGTGTAGTCAATGTTGGCCTGTTGGCGATCCTGCGCCATGTTGGCGCTCCGAAGCTCCCAAGAACGACGGTCTAACTCGTTACTCTGCTGGATGGCGTTGGCATGATCGGCGTTTTCTTGCTGCCGCTGCTGGGCCAACTCGGCATTCATGCCCTCCCAAGACCGCTTGCCTTGGCCGGCGCCGTACTCCCCGGCCGCCGCCGCCGCGGCGTTACCGCTATGTTTCATCAAAATTGGCATATCATGCTCCTTTCAACAATCCCCATCCTACTGCTATCACGGGGGAAGTTCAACAACGGTTACGGCTCGTCGGCGGATAGCGTCACGGTTGGGAGCCATACGCCGACGCCTGTAAGGGCGCCAGTGCCAACATTAATCCAGGCTTTATGGGTATAAGTAAAATTTGGATCCACTCCAGTCTTTAGTCCGTATGCCTCTATGTTTTTAAGTCCACCGATGCAAGCGTGACCTGACAAACCACCAATGGCGAGAACAAAGGATGTTACATCAACAGGCATTACGATGATATATATTGTCCCGAAAACATCGGCGTCGGTTGGCGTCCAGTCAACGGGGATAGCCAACGTTCCAGCAGGTCTGGATGCCACAACAACCCGTCCGAGTAGTTGGCCGGTCTTACCAGCGATGGTAGGAGACTGTGTTTTCCCCATCCAAAAGTCATGGTCGTCAGCAGGAACATTCTGTATTGCCTCATCATTAATCACCCCAGCCACCCAGTACGCAGAATACACCAATGAACATGCGCTACTCCCGCTAACATCCATTTCCGGAGGACGACTGATCACCAAGCTTTTGACAGGCATTCCAGCCGTGATATGTGCTGTAACAGGAAACACAGACGCTACAACGGCGGCGTTGTTACCGATGTAAGGTGGTATATAGGTAGAGTGATCAAAACTTATACCGGCTGCAATCCCTGGAAAATAATTAGACCCTGATGCCTGAATCAATGTTGCCGGGGTGAAATTGGCAATCATCACATTAAATTTATCGGGGGTTGCATGACTAGGTGTCATGTACTTAGCGCTGTAATATCCGAAAGCAGAACTGCGTGTTTCTGTTTCATTAATCAGTGTATTGTCGGTGCTACATACAACATCATCCCACGTTGCGGGCGTCGTAACAGAACCGCCGATATTATCACCAGCCGTAAATCCTGCAATGGCATCGGCAAACGTGACAGTGATTGATGGCGACAACGCGGCACCACCCTCGACCCAAGGAATCCGGCTCGTGGTGTTGTAGTCCTCCAGCATCAAATAAATCCACACGTATTCATAGGCCTGAGTGCCGCCTGCCGATATAACCAGTGTAGCGGCCTCAGCGGCAGGGTGCCACTTTGTAACCCCGCCAACGGTGGCCGTAGTGCGCTTGGCAATAGCTCCTGAATTTACCGTGCCAGCAAAATGCGTGGCCCAGTTGGGTTCAGGCGTAGTTGTCGAGTTATTCACCACCGCCACACGGGCGCCGCCGACTAGGTAGGGGTCGCCATTGACCGTCACGGCCACACTCTGAATGTTGACGCCACTAGCGAACGCCGCGGCAGGGAGCTTCACGCGATACACCACCGCCCCCATGAATGCCTTGTGCTCGCCCGTAGTAGCATCGTGATCTCCGCAGAAAGCGTAGGCGTCGTACTGCTCGCTGGCCACAGTAAGCGTCCCCGTGTGATTGGGGGCGCCGCCGTTGTCCAAGGCGGACAGCACCCATGTCGCAGCAGCCGCCTTCAATCTTGCGGCGGCGTCCGCCACAGCGGCCGACGTGGCATTGATGGCATATCTGCTCGCCGTCTGCGCTTGGCGGACGTAGCGATTTGCCGAAACCAGATAAGATGTAGCTGCCATTGCGAATCTCCTACGGTGGTAATGTTTTGCCGTACAGGCACGGCGGGCACACGTACGGATGAAGGGTGTTTTCTGCTATCACGCTGCCGTCATTAACGGTCACGTCACCAGCCGCCGGGTGTGTCACGCCGCCGGGGTGCCCCTGGTTGTTGGTGCTTCCGTCAGAAACGCCACCATCGCCGTCAACTGGCACGCCACTATCCCAGCGCTTTGGACACAAATAGCAGAATCCGTCATCCTGAACCGGGTTATTTTCCGCCGTGTTTATGACGTTGACCGTGTAGGAAGACGGGAGCGACAACAGGCACCATTGATTGCCAGAAGTCCCGGCCTTCCAGATGATACGCGCGTATCCGGTAGCAGCACTGGCCAAGACGCCACCGTAAATGTCCGCAAACTCATGGCTGGAGTCCCCAATGTTAACCAGCGCCGGCGCCATACCAACGGCCACAGCCGGAATCTTGTATCCCGCCGCCGGTGAGTGGGCAACGGCAATCACAAAGGGCGCTCCGTCGGTCAGCGTCCCAATCGAAAACACCGGAGCTAGTTCGGGCTCCTTCTTGTCGGTGGTCAACGGGCAGTAGTGTGTGACCTTGGTAAGTAGGTCGCTGCTGTCTATGTCCGTTCCCTCTATCGTGCCGATGGCATACGGGAAACCAACCGCAGGGACGCCATCCCCTGTTGATCGAAGGTATATCCGCGCTACGGGAAAATTGTCCAATCTCGCCGGGTCCGGTTTCTCAAGGCGGAAAAGATGCTTTCCCGTCATGGCGTCCACGGGGTTCTTCCTGCCAAAGGGAAGGGCATCCTTCATCGGGTCAATGCCAAGCACTTGCGACGACAGGGGCTTTTGCCCACTGGTCGGTTTTCTGTTGCCGTAGTAGCTGGCGTTTATGCCCATGACTTATTGAGCCGGCGCGTACACCGTCCCGCCTTCGTTGTAGCCAAGTTTGGCGGCAAGTTCGGATAGGTTGTTGAGGCCCGGATACTCGTCTGTACGGCGCTCCATGAATGATAGCATAGCGCCAAGCACGCGGTTGCGAAGTTCGGTGGCCCCAAACGCCCCGGTACGGCGCTGCTCCAGCATCCGGTGAGCAGCCGACTCCAACTTGGAGCGCATTTCGTTCTTTAGGCGGGCAAGCCGGTCCAGGCTGGACAACTGCCGCTCGATGATCTTGTCTTCAAGGTCGTTCAAACCCTGCGCACGGTTGCGCTCGATCCCGCTGCTGGTCGTAACCCAGACGGTAGAGTTGTAGAGCCCACGGGAGACAATGGCTTGCCGCGCCTTGGCCAGTTCGTTATCAAACTGGAGATTGATACGGGCTCGCTGGCTGGCGCCGTACGCGGCCACTAGAGCCCGTTCCTCGGCATTGTGCGCGGACCAATCGGAAGGCAGATACGAAATCACGTCATCAATCAGGGATTCGTAGCCGGCTGCGGAAGTCTCGACTGCCGTAAGTTCAGTCTCCGAGCGTGATAGCATGATATCGTATAGGCTAACGATATCCTCGTAGCGTTTGTCGTTTATGTCCCGGCCTTCGTTGTAGGCCTTGGTGAAGTCTTCAAGCATTGACTTCAACACGCGCTCGGACTGCATCTTCCGGCGGCGCATGGACACGTTTGCCCTGTATGTTATCTCGGTCTGCAAATCCGGATCTGTCGATATAGGGTTGGCAATCCTTGTGCGCGACTCCACCACCCATCCTTGGGCGATAAACCAGTTGGTCATGTCGGTTTCTTTACCCTCTTCCCATTCGAGAGTCATGTATTCCGTCTCGAACCAACCGGACGCGTCCAGGACATCCTCCGGGACCGGAGAAAGATCGGACATATATTGCAGGGCGCCTACGGGTTGCATGTTTTCACCTATACGTTGTCGAGGGAAGCCAGAACGTCATACACGATGCGAACGCGCAACGTGCCGGCGCTGAATGCCGTATTGCCGATGGCCCCGGCAGCAGTGACAGGGTAGGCTTCGATGGCTACGGTAGAAGTTGTCAGCGTAGGTGCCATGGCAGTATCTGATTTGGTATTCTTGTTAAGGTTAGCCGTCAGCCCATAAACATCGACATTGGCGGTGACTCCAATTCCAACAGCTACGCTGGTGCCGCCGGCAACTGCCGCAACCTGGATGTTGCCTTGGACAGCCCTGAGCAAGGCATTGTCAGGAACGGTGAAAACGGCCACACCGGCCACCGCTCCTAGCGTTACTACCGTATCAACAACCATTGTCGTCAGGCCCTCTGTTGCGGTGGCGCCAATGCGCATGGCAGCGGAGCCTTCTGCAGAACCTCCCGTAAACGTCGTTACCGCGTCGTATGCCAGATCGTCAAGGGCGGTGCGAACGGCCAGTTCTGTCGGCAAAGAAAGATCGTCGGCGGACGCCGCCGCCCTGACAGCGGTCCTTAACAGCAGGCCATCCTTGAGGGTCTTCTGAGCGGAGGACCACTGTGGCACGTAGTTTTCTGTCGTAGTGGCCGGCGCGAACGTGTTGCCCACAACGGCTAGTATTTCGGCCCATGTGATTTTCTTGGGCACGCCACTACGGAGGAACATAAACACGTCAGAGCTTGACGGACTCGTAATACCAGTCAAGGCGGTAATCCACGCTGCTAGGCCGGCGTAAATAGCCGCCATGACGGTTGAGAACGTAACCTTCTTGCCCACGGCGGTCTGCGTAACATGAAGGTAGTCGGCATCAACTAAGGCGTCAGCCGTGGTCAAATTGGAGGCGTCAAGAATCGCGGCCTCGGTCTTAGAGCGGACATATTCCGCCAGGAGGGGAAGCGTCAAGGTTTTACCCGTAGCGGTTTGCAGGAGCGGAACCTTGTCGGCGTCGGCCGGAACCGTCGCCGCCGCAGCGCCGGTCCAGATGGTGTCGTATGAAGCCGCATCAATGGCGGTCCTTGTCGCTTTCTCGGTAGCAAGAGCGGTATCCGCGGCCGTAGCGGTTGCACGCAGCGTCGTGACGACAGAAAGGCCATCCTTGAGCGTTTTCTGAGCAGATGCCCACTGGGGAACATAGTTCTCCGTCGTGGTGGCCGGTGCGAACGTGTTGCCGACAACGGCCAGCAGATTGGCCCATGTGATCTTCTTAGACACACCACTACGGACCAGTAAAAATACGTCGGCGCTGGACGGGCTAGTTACAGCGTCCAAGGCGGTGATCCATGCCGTTAGTCCGGCGTAAATCGCCGCGATGATGGTGCTGAACGCAACCTTCTTGCCAACGGCGCTTTGCGTGACGTGGAAATAGTCAGCATCAACCAAGGCACCAGCCGTGCCAAGGCTGGAAGCGTCGAGGATTGCGGCTTCGATCTTGGATCTGACGTATTCAGCCAGCAGAGTTAACGTTAGCGTCTTGCCAGTCGCCGTTTGCATCAGCGGGATCTTATCGGCGTCAGCCGGGACGGTTGCCGCGGTTCCGGCCCAGATCGTGTCAATCGCGTACTGCACGATGATATCAATGTCAACCGACTTCATTACGCCGCCCTGGAGATAGAACAGGCTGTCGGCAGTGGTGGTAGTTGTGCCGACGGCAAGGGCCTCGATGGAGTCAATGACGAACTGTTTCAGGGTGGTTACGGTCATGCTCTTGCTAACCCCGGTATCCGAAACCGGGATCAACTCTACGCCACTGATAGACGCGTCAGGAGTCATATCGGAAATTTTGATACCTGCCATTATCTCACCCTCCCAAGCTGATTGATTGCCACGGCAACCCCTTCATACGCCCATTGCGCCGTAGAAGCAAGCCATACCGCCGCCCACGGCCCGCGAGACCTGGGACGCTCGACGCGGTTCCTCTTTTCGCTCCAATAACCACGATGTGACACGCCAACGACTTCTTCTCCTGCCAAGTCTGCTATCACGGCGGCTTCGGCCTTGTCTGAAACGTCTTCGGCACTCTGCCCGGTAATGACGTTCCAGCTTACCACGCCAGAGTTGTTCGACAGAATGCCGTGGATCTCCGATATCATCGCGTCTTCGAGTTCTCCGCGCCCCGTAGGGAAAGGTCCAATAACGACATGCGACCACAGATCTTCGCCGTCATCGGTGGTGGCCGTGGCGTCGAATTTGCGCAAGTACCCATCGGCGCACCCAATGACGACCTCTGCCATTCCGGAGGCCCCCTGCAAACGCGCCACAGCCACAGGCTGCATTGATTCCGGCACGTCCACGGGCCAACATGAGCGATTCTCGATATCGAGCCACCAATGCACGCCGCGGCCGGTGGCCGGGGTGATGAACAGGTGGAAGCCACGGGCGTCAACATCGTACGCCATGGAAATTCGATTGGTTGAGGGGTCGATATTTCTAAGTTTGTCAGGGCAGCGTTCCGCGCTCCATCTAGTAGGATGATCGGCGCTCCCTGCGTTCGCAACATACACTCCGTCGTATGACAGGAAGCAAATGAGGCCACCAGGACTACGAGCCCATGCCGTCGGAGAAAGCACGCCGATATCATTACTGATCTCCACCATTGATCCGTCAGTTGGATCTCCACGCAGAAGGTGCATGCCGTTGCGAGTGGCAAAAGTCAGAGAGTTGTCATTGTGCGGAATCATGGCCTGAATCACGTCGCCAATGACGCCGGCGCGGCTAGCCTGGCTGGCCACCGCTCGCCCGTCGTCGTTCATGTCGCAACCAAAATCCCAATCGGTTGGATCTCCCTGCCGGGAGGCGTACCAGACGTGATCGGCGCCGGCAAGAAACAGCCGGTCGCGGTAAAGGGTCACAAGAGGGCAGGCCGTAGGAACTGTGCCTGCTGAGGCCGCTACAGCATCGACAATGCCGGTGGCCGGGTTATATTCCCGCAGCACCGAGTCAGCCATATACAGTCGCCCGTATCGCTCCACGGCGTCAAAAGCGCCAGAGTCGCCAATAGGGTTTGTGCTGGATACGGTTGACGGAAAGATGATCTCGCTCCCGTCTTCTGCCAGAATTGCCACACCAGTTTCGGTCAGAATGGGAACAGATGCAGTCGTAGCCGCCGTGTTGCCCCTCAGAACATAGAAGTTCCCGCCGGCAATCACGATGATATCACGCTGCCTGGTAGGCGTGCTATCCATGTAGGTGACGGGGACAACTGCCGTGATCCCACCAGCAAATATCTGATCGCTGACCTTGACCATACCAGGGCGCGAGCCACCCCGCGCCCTGTCTTCAAGGGCGCATTCGCCGCGCACGTTCACTGCCCAAGGAGTTGCGTACGGACGTGACTGGTCTCGATAATTCCCCCTGCGGGATACGCCTGCCAGGGGGAAAGAGAGCGTCTTCTGTACTGCTTTAGGCATTCCTTACGAAGCGACGGTTACAACGTTGAAGTCGCAGGAAGCCGCGGTGCCAATGTTGCAGTACAGTACCGTGGCATTCGTGGTGCCGTCCGTGTGCTGGAACAGGCAACCCGGCTGGTAGCCGGCGGTGCCGTCGGCGGGAACGGTGACGCCGCTGGCCAGCAACAGCCCTTCGGTTGTCGCAGACGGCGGACTAATGCGGAGCAGTCTACAGATGCGTGCTATCATTGTGTATCTCCTCGTTTGGTCAACCCGTGCCTACCAAGTCACACCTTTGTAGGTGACTTCACTACTTGGCGTCCGCGAGTTGACGACATCGCTAAATTCACCGCCGCCCATGTGGCCGTAGGAGCGTGCCCCGTTGCGGCGGTCCTGGGCAATGGCCGTGATAAGCATTTCTCCAAATCTCTGGGTATGCAGGCCCTTCTCGTCATTGGCCCGCTGCTCAGCAATCGCCATGCAACTCTCGGTAATCAGTTCGGAGTAACGCATGCCCCCGAGCGGGTATTTGTTGGTTTGCGACAGCTTGCCGTTGTACCCCTCGTAGCGGTATGAAAGCGCGTACGTCGCGTCCGGGATCGGGTACCACACGATCTCTTGCCGTTGACCATCCGTGCCGGATCCGGCCTTGAACCGCACCGCGGCGTGCGTCGGCCTGCCTTCGTCCACCGAGACCGACAGCATTTCGCTGATTCTGGCTTCACTGGTCAGAACGATTGGACATGCCCTTTCGGAGGCTGCAAAGTGCAGGTCGCCCACGATTCTGCCAAGGGCATCAGGTAGGTCTTGGGCCGCATCACCGTCAGCGGTGCTTATTGTCGCGTTCGGCTTGAGGAAGGACCATTCGTAGCCGGATTCAGCGCCCTGTACGGCCGGCGGGTAATAGAACTGCCGAATGCCGGCCTGGATATAGCGGTCAACTTCCGCCAACTGCGCAGAGGTCCACGCGGAGGCGTCGGAACCATAACCAAGGAAAAGGCCGACATCCGAAAGCAGTTCGTCGTAAGACACTGATAGTTCGGACTCGGCCATGGGAAACTACTCCTTCTTGACGCAAATCTTGCCGTCCACAAGCTCACTCAGGGCGGCAATGACAGCCAGGCCGTCAATGGTCATGCGGCCGGGTTGCAGCTTGTCCTTGCGGAGCTTGGCTGCTTTGTAGAGGGTGACGAGAGAATCGGGGAGCGGCGACGGGAACCCCATCGCGGTAAACATGTCCGCAGCAAAGGCGTCAACTTGGGGAGCGACTACGGTTGCGGCCTCGGGGGTGGATGCGGCTTCTGCTTTCTTGGCCATGACACGTACCTTTCAGTAGGTGATAGCACGGGGGCCGTGTCAGGCCCCCGTGCGCGGTTCAGACAGACAGGCTTACGCCCCGGTGGCACCCTTAATGCCGGTCGTCGCCCAGCAGCCGGCCCATTCGCCGGTCCAGATTTCGGCGGCGGCGTCAATCGTCACGGTCGTCAGAGTTGCGCCCGTAATGAGATACCCGGTTGCGGCCGGGGTGATCGTGACGCCGTTCGTGGTCAGCGTGCCAAGACCGCCGAAGCCCTTGCGAGCGCCGGGGTAGGTGGCTTCCGCCAACGCACCGTTGGCCACCGCACTGCCGACGGTGATCCCGCCGCAGATGTAGGTGAACCCGCCTGCCATGAACGTGCCCATGACCGCGGCGCCGCCCGTCGTCGGAGGACACACGAAGTCAACGCCGCCGGACTCCATGCCGTCTTCCAAGTCGGCTTGGCACACCGGATTGCCCGTGTAGGCGTATCCCGTGCAGGTCAAGGCTCCCGTGCTCTGGACAGTCGAAGCGACTGCCGCCAGCGTGACGCTGGTTGTGCCAGGTATACCGGCAATGGTGTACTTGCCTGCCTTGATGACGCTGCTGCCATTGTTGGCTCCGGCCAACAGGACAACGGTATCGCCAATGGCAAGGCCCGTGGTGTCGGACATCGTGAGCGTCAGGCCATTCGTGGCCAGCGACCACGCGCCGGTCATGCTGGATTCGACTACGGCCGTCACAGTCTGCCGCGGGACAATCGTGCCGCGACCACAGAACCCAACCTTAACGAAGCGGCCCGCCTCGGTCCCTAAACCGCCGGCATTCGCCACCGTGAAGGTCAACCTGCCCGTGTCAATCACGGTATCAACGCCGAGGGCCACGTTCACGCCCTTGGAGCCGGGGCAGTAGATCTCGATGAACTGCCCGCCGCTGACGGCCGGATAGTTACGAGCCGCCACGCCAGCAAACGCCATCTTGTTTGCCGAAGAGGGGAGTTCGACGCGATTGCAGCGCCGGCCGTCACGGGCGGTCGCCGTGCCGTAATTCGTGTTGTAGCACACCGCTTCACCTTCAAGCAGGGCGCTGGAGTTCTCGAACCAAGTCCATTCAACAATGGCATTGGCGCACTTCGTGTAGCCATTCGTGGATCTGTCCATTTGATGCCTTCTTTCTTCTTTGGTCGTTTCCCGGCAAGGGCGCTAACCCTCAGCCAGTTTGAGAGCGGGGGCCGGCACCAACCGGCCCCCTCACAGTCTACGCCTTGCTGATGACGGCCTGACGACGCAGGTTCGTGCAGACCGTGTTCAGGGACGCATCCAAGTCCACGCGGCGGACCAGATGCTTGCCCGGAACCATGTAAGGCGCCGAGAGGTTGTTTTCCCAGCCATCCATCACGCCAATGGCCATCCACTTCCAGTCGATCATGTAAACCGGATCGGTGGAATCGTCGTCCAGCTTAGGGGCGTACGTCAGCGGGCTGGACTTGAACATCACGCGACCATCGCGGGACGCCAGGTCGTTGCCGAGGTCCATGTTCTGAGCCTCGCAAAGCTCTTCCAGCAGGCCAATCGTCTCGTCGTTGGCGTAGATGCCGTTGGACGTGCCGCCGAGGGACGGCTGCGTGTGGGACACCGGGGAGCGGAACTGGCTCACGCGGTGGGCGCGGCGCATCTTGCGGATCAGGTCTTCCTTGCTGATCGTCGCATACTGCGCGGTGTAGTTGGCCCAGCGCGGGTAGGTCAGCGAAGACAGGCCGGCGCGGCCGGCGGTGAAGCCAGCAGGATTGCCGCCGTTGAAACCTTCGGTGGCATTCTTGGTGATCCAATACGGGATACCAAACGGGGTCTTGTCGTCGCTGGAGTCAACCGGCTTGCTCCACAGGTAGGCCTCCAGGAGCTCATAGAACGAGACCATCATGCCGACGTAGCGCGAGCGCACCATGTCAACGATAGCCGTCCCGCCGCGCTGGAACGCCTGCTCGCGCTGATCGTAGATGTAATGGGCGTTGATGTGGCGAATGCCGGTCTCGCCCTTGGCGAACGAATCGCCAAAGCTGGAACCGTCGGTCTCGAACAGACCAACCGCCCGCGCCGAATGGTTGTGATCCATCTGCGCCTCGAACTCCCAGTTCATCCCGCCGGTGAACTTCTTCTGCCGGCCCTGCCACATTTCCCGCACCGCGACGTGATCGGTCAGATCCGTTTGCAGGTCCAAGAAGGCGCCACGCTCAACAAGCATGTTCTGGGTCAGAAGCACTGCATCATCAATGTCCTTGAATTGAAGGCTCATGGTATTCCCTTACTTCTTGTCGAAGAACTTTCGATCAAGAGCGCCGGCTACGTCCGCGAGGGGATCGCTAGACGGCGCGTTACGAGATCCGTTAGGGCGGCTGATGTGCTGGGTTGCTCGCTTTGCCAAAACCGCCGCCTTTTCGGTTTCAGACTGCTTCGCGGCAACGTCACCCAAGACCAGCTTAACGGCTTCGGAGAAGACTGCTTCACGTTCGACGGGCTTGCCGGCGGCTTTATAGCCTGCTGATAGCACGCTGAACTTGTCCTCGATCTCGTTACGTTTGGCTGCTTGGGAACTCTTCGGGTCCAACTTTTCCTTGGTGCCCTTGCCAACTGCGTCAACAACACCATCGCCGAGAGCGGCGATCTGGTTGTCAAACCAGTTACCTTCTCCCCGCGTCTGATTGTCCCGCATGTCGCCGATTGTCGAGTGCTGCCTGAGCACGATCCCTTTCAGGGCCTTGAACACCGCTACAACCTTCTCGTCGTATTCGGCCGGATCAAGATCGGGAATCGCGTTGATATCATTAAGCAACTCGTCGTGGGCAACAGGTTTTGCATCCTTCCCATCGGGCTTGTCGGCCTTCTTGGCTTCGAGCATGGAGCAAAAGCGTTCGAGGGCCGCGGGGCTCTTGAACTCCTTAGCATCTGCAATGCTCATGCCGGCCTTGATAGCACGCTCGATGTGCGAATCTCCGATTTCAACAGGCTTGGCCTTGTCGAGGTCGGCGGATTCATCTTTGCCAGCGGCAGGCTTTGCCTTGCCGGATTCATCGGAAGCGGCTTGGCCGTCCACTTCCGGAAGTTCTTTCTTGGCCTTCTTCTCTTTGGCGGGGCGCTTTTTTTCAAGCTCCACAACAGCCTCGTCAACGCCGCTGGAAAGTTCCGCAGCAAGAGAATCGGAAACGACAGGAGCGCGAACCTTGTCTTCGGGTTTCGCGGCGGGAGCCTCTTCGGGTTTGGGTGCTTCTGCTTTCATGACAACACTGTTTCACAAAAAAGATTGCCTGTCAAACATTCCCCTTACCTTCAATGCCTGTTTTCGGTGCTTGGCGTCCCGGTAGATCGGATTGCCGTCGCGGCTGATATCCGTTGGCACTCCCTTGCTGGCCAGGTGGGACCGCAACTCGCCGGCTTGGGCAGCATTCACCCCGGAGGCAACACACTCCATTGGCCAGCCGGCGGTGGCCGGCACGCTCTTCCTTTCGGCAGCGTAAGACCGGAAGAACTTCACACCGTCAAGCATGAGAGTCTTGGGGGCCTTTCCCCACGGGAAAGCCTCTTCATGCGTGGTTCCGTCTTTATCCTCGTAGCAGTAGATCGGCATACTATACCTTCGAGTTTCCGCCGGCGTCCTTGCCGGTCATCAGGGCTTGCATCATGTTTGCTGTTTTTCCGGTTTGCGTGGCTCCCGACCGTCCCACCCGCTCATAGGTGCGGGTAGTGTTGGCCGGCATCCCAGGGGGCTCCTGCTCCCCTCCTTGCGCTTCGGCTTGGTTCTCATTCATCGTGTCCGAGTTCTGAAACTTGACCAGATCCGACAACTCCGGGATGTTTCCGAGGCGACCGATCAGTGATAGCAGCTCCTTGAAGTCAATCTGACCACCCTGCGCCTGTAACAGCGGAAGGGCCGGGAAAACGAATCGCTCCATGGCCGCGCCGATCTTTTGCAGCTTCTCAGAGGGAGAATCGTCCTGCATGGAGTAAACGTCAATGTCGAAGTTGTAATCATCGAACTTACCCTTGCGATCAGCCACCGTCCACTTCTTGCGAATGGATACGTCCGTGCCGGGTACAACCTTTTCGATAGTCCGTTCTTTGATTGGATCTTCCCACTCGTAGAACGCCAGCGACTTGAAGATCCCCTTGGCAAAGTCAACCGTCTGTTCGCTCATGGTCTTGAGCCGCGCCGAGGCAGACTGTGCTAGCAGCTTGTCTTGGCCGACAGTGGACGACTGGGGGGCCAGACCGCCAAGGGTGTCCAGGTTTCCGGCGAAGTATGAGAACAGGTCGCGCACCTGCATGTAGAAGGCCAGCGTGGGGGCGTCAATTCCGCCTACCGTGATGCTTTCCGGTTTCTGCCCGCTGTACTTTATGCCTTCACCATCGGAGGCATTCTTGAGTGCGTTGGCGTCGTCGTCGTTGCCACCCTGGAACGCCGCCACGGTCTTTTTGCTATCAGCCTGCCGGCCGAGCTTCCGAAACAGGTTGTTACCGAGTTCATGCAAATCTCGCCATAGCGCCACCGGGGGAAGTGGAAACAGGTTGCCAGGAACGTCGGAGAAACCAAGAACGTGATACGGGCCGCAGGCTGGGCCATTCCAATCCACGGTGCGAAGGATCTTGCCACTCTTGACGCCGT